CCCCGTCCAATGTCCCCGTCACGCTTAGCCCCTGTTGAGAAATCTTTAGTATATCCTTGGTTTGGTAATTCTTTGGTGTCCATAATCTTTTAATAGTATTTGTTCTGAAGCAGTAGTTATCTATGCGGAGGAGTCGTGCCATCCAAGCGTTCATCAATGCGTCTTGTTCTGTGAGTCCCGCTTTCTCGTAGCACTTTACTACAGTCTCCCAAGTGTACCCGTCCTTATCTAAAACTTTCTTAGCTGTGACTGGTCCCATCTTGGGTACTCCTTTAAAGCCGTCTGTCGTATCTCCCATTATTGTTTGTATCAAGTGGAAGTTATCTGCCTCCTCTTCAGTTGGTTGGTGATACTCGCCACGGTTATAGTCGTAGTAGATACCCGGTACTCCTTTGAAGTCCTTGTCTATACTAACTATAATAGTTTCTTCATCCATCTCTTTGTCAGTAGCTAAAATAGATATAACATCATCAGCTTCTAAGTTAGGCCACAGTACGCCACCTAGTTCATCGATGATCCACTTCTTTACTTGTCGTAAGATGATAGGCAAGCGGGACTTAGAACGATTAGCTTTGTAGTCTGGATTTAATTTACGACGGAAGTTCGCACGGTCAGACAGACACAGTACGACATACTCAGTCTTTAATTGTTCCTTGAACTCTTCTATCCTGTTAATCACACGAGCTTTAGCTAATGCCATGTCTGCGTGTACCGTCCACAGTTCGTCCTTCCATTCGATTGATTCTTCTGCGACAACAGATGCTTCAAAAGCTAAGACATCTGCGTCGATCAGTAATGTTGTTTTGGTTTTATTCATAGTATACGCTCCAATTGTTTTGGTATTTTTTATATTTAGATTTACTGGGGTTCTCAGGGTACAGCTTAATAGTCTTACTGTTTACTACCTCTCTGGGTATCATCCACCACTCTTTAATAGTAGATATATATACACCCAGTACATCAATGGTATCAGGTAAATGCACCTTTGTATCACATCCGGATGACGAGTTAACAGTGTACGCTGAATTATGTCTGACTGATGTACTCTTTATCTGTACCTTTAGATCACCCGCCGGGCAGTGGACAATGAAGTCCCAAGGCATAGGAGTCGTAGGTGCGTGTGGTTCGAAGTCTCGTTCTAAACATTCAGCTATGAAACGTGTCTCAGCTATAGCTCCTATCCGTTGTGCATTTGAAGACGGCATAATTTTATCTTGGTACTGTTGTTTCCAATCGTAACCGACCGTAAGGTCTTGGGTGTCGTAGATGTGTGCAAGCGTAGTGTAGCTATCGTATTGTAGTTCGTCCATATTAATGAGTCTCCGCCCAGTTGTTACCGATCTTGAACTCACCGTCCAACGCTACATTTAACTTTAACTGTCTACCTGCTGCTGCCATAGACTCAACTGCTAACACTCCGAACGTCTGTGCCTTATCGGGTAGTACTTCTGCTTGGAACTCGTCGTGGATATTAGCAACAAAGGCGTACTCTCTACCGTGTTGCCACTTCAGTTGATTGAGCTTATGAAACAATTGGATCAAAGCTACTTTCATAACTACCGCACCAGCAGATTGTAATAACATATTGAGTGCTGCGTGTGTACTTCTTACTGGTAGTATGCGTCCGTCAAGTCCCTTCAGTTCTCCTCCTGCTTTTGTCTTGCGTTGTACATCAGCTTGAAGACGAGCGAGTGCTGGTAGACTACTGAAGAACTTACGTTTGAGTTGCTGTCCTTCCATTGCTCCACCTCCTATAATCTCTCCCATCTTGTGGTCACCCGCTCCGTAGAGAAGTGCATAGATCATAGTCTTAGCTTGGTCTCTTGTCTCCAGTCCTGCTGCTTTCTGATTGACGGTGTGTACATCTCCTTCCGTTACAATCTTAGCGTACTCACCACCATCGTAGAACGCCATGTAGTGTGCAAGCATACGCAGTTCTAAACCAGATGCGTCACACCCTACTAACTTGTAACCGTTACGCACTGTGAATAACTCACGACACTCCTTACCGTAGTCAGCTCGTACACTAGGTACTTGTGCTACATTGGGTGTGCTGTGTGTACATCTACCTGTTACTGCACCGTTAGTATTTACTCTACCGTGTATCACTCCGTTCTTTTGTAGCTTCAGCCAAGCTTGTTGACCCTCTGCTAATTGACCTAGTCTCTTCTGTACTAATAGAAACGATAACAATTCCTCAGCTATAGGGTGGTCGATGCCTTTGAGTACAGCTTCATCTACCTTGTATGTCTTACCGTCGTTCTCAGTAGGTAGTTCATAACCTAAAGCCATCAAGCGTTCAGCTATTTGTTTACGACTACCGGGGTTAAACGGTATCTCTTTTACTGCGTTGCCTGTCTTCACTGCGTTCTTAACGAGTGCTTGTACTTCACCAGCTTCCTTTAACTTCAGTTTGATATCGTTCTTAGTCTTGCCTTGGTACGTTGCTTGGTCTGTTGTTAATGCCCACCCAGCCGGACTCTTCATCTCTACCTTTGTAGGTTTCCAAGCATTCTGTAAGTCAGTAGTCAGCTTGGCTCGGATACCCATAAGCTTGGCAGTCAGTACATCTGCTTTATCCAAGTTAAACTTGAACCCGTGGCGTTCCTGTTGGGTAACAATATACCTGAACCAATGTTCAATAGCTATCATCTCACGACTAGGGTCTTGTTTGAATAAGTAATCGTAGAGTAACTGAGTAACTATAACATCTCGTTCACAGTACTTACGCATCTCTTCGTTATACTCTTCAAACGCATCGTCCTGCTCTCCGTATGTTAACTTAGTAGCACTGCCCATCCTGTGTCCCCAAGCCTTCAAGCTGTGAGAACCTACTAACTCCTTATCGAATTTGTTACGTCCCCAATCATCGTTCCTCAAGTCTGGAAATACACACCGACTAACAACCAATGTATCAAGTACTTTGTGTAGGGGTGCAGTGAAGCCGTATAACTTCTTCAAGGCAGGTAGGTCGAAGTCAATGACGTTGTGTCCGACGATACGTTCTGCTTTCTGTAGCTCTAACAATCCACGCTCTATACTTTCCCCGTGAAACGTCAGCATCTTAGGGAGCATAGGATCGTAGATCGATAAGCAGTGGCAAGTGTGTAAGTCAGAAAGTGTAGCCCAATCGTTAATCGGGTTGGTCTCTATATCAAAGAATAGTGTTCGTGTCATGCTTCGGTATCGCCTCCAACTACAACAGACTCCCAAGAGAACGGGGGTTTCGGGGCTACTCTATTATTATGTTCCCAGCCCTCATCCATAATTATTTTATTATATTCAACCCATCTTTTGTAATGCCTTAACCAAGCTAACTGACACTCCGGTACATCAATCCCCTTGTCGTAAGACTCTTTCATTTGTACACACTCGTCGTGTAATTCGTTGTAAGTTTTTAATAGTGCTTGTTTATTTTCTTCTTTGTGGTCCACATCATCTGGTATTAAACCCCAAACAATCTTATCGATCTCGCAAGCAAGGTTTAATGTACGGGTTGGGTCTACAAATTCTCCTTGACTATAATCCATGTTAGCAATCTCAATAAGATACTTAGACGTATCTATCAGAGTAAAGAATTGTTTCTTAGTAATTTTGGTTTTCATATTAATTATTCTCTGGTTTATCTTGTATGTTATTTTGTTTTATTAGTTTTTGATAAGGCACAAGCTTCTTCAAAGCCTCTACCCAATCGTTGTTATGTAATCTATTCTTAGGGTCTGCGTTCTTAGCTGCGTCTATACACATATCAATGAACTCAGCTTTCCACTTATTAGAACGGCTGACTGTTAGTTTCTTCTTCTTCATTGCTGCTAGGTTTGAACACATCAGGACTGTATCGTCCCGTTGCATTGTCGTAGTGTAGTGTGTCACAGTGTCCAGTTTGTCCGCTGAATCTATTCTTCAATACACGTACTCTTGTTTCGTTACTGATTGTCTCGCTTTGTTGGTTACGCTCTAAGCCTATAACAATATCAGATAGCTGTGCTATAGCTTGGCTACCTCTTAGGTGGTGAAGACTTACTCGTCCTCCTTCTTCGTGACCACTATCGACACGCTTCAAGTGAGACACTAGTACCATACCACATCCAGTCTCTTCGACTAGACTTCTAAGCTTGGTCATGGTGTTATCAATCAAGCGTCGTTCGTCGTCACCTTGGATACCACTAACTACAATAGATAGATGGTCTAAGAATATCCACTTACAATCGTACCCCTTAATTAGATACTTGATCTTACTTAATAGGTTATCGCTATCCATACTGCCGAAGTGATCGTAGGTGTAGAAGTTTCCGTTGCCTACCGTCTCTTCAAACGCAGGTCGTAGTACCTCCTCACTTGTGTCGTCCTCTTCTAAGTGTATAGGTTTGTTGATGTGGATACCCATGATACCAAGTGCCGTCCGCCTGACTGACTCCTCAAGTGCTATGTATCCAACCTTCTCGTTTAGTCCGAGGATGTGGTGAGCGATCTCTCTACAGAATAACGACTTACCAATCCCACTACCAGCACACACAGTAACAAGTTCTCCTTGTCTCAGTCCAAGCGTCAGCTCGTTTAGACCAGCATACGGATAAGGTATAGACTTACTGTGTTCTCTGTCAGCGATAACATCCCACAGTTCTTTACCGTTTACGATACCGTCTGGTCTGTACTCACGTGCATCGAACAAGCAACTGACTAACTCCTTCGCTCGTCCAGCGACTAACATATCAGATGGGTCTTTAAGTGGTAGCTCTGCGATGTGTGCTTTACCAGGCGTGAGAAGTGCTGCACATTCTGCTGCTCCTTTACGTCCGACATCATCCATATCAAAACAGAAGACGACTTGTTCGTACCTGTCCAACCAATCGATAGCTTGAGCTACAAACTTCTTAGCTGCTCCTGCTCCGTTGGGTACACTAACTACAGGCCACTTGTTATCCATAGCTTGGGAGGTACTGAGTGCATCGATCTCTCCTTCCACTACAATGACACGACGACCACCGTCCCGCCAAAGGTGCTGACCATATAACCCGATCAGCTCTCCTTTAGTGGCGAATTGTTTATTGGCGTAGCGTATCTTCTGACCACAAGTCTTACCGTCTCGTGTTTTATAGTTAGCTATCTGACATGGTTGACCGTTGTGATTGCCCATCCAGTATCCCCACTTCCGACAGGTGTCTTCGGTAAGGTTACGTCTAGCAATAGCTTCGGGTTCTCCATTTATATAATCTCTCGGTGTTGGGGAAGTGGTTTCGTTCTTCATTCGTCCGGCTCCACGATGATCGTCGCAACTGAAACAGTGGGTGCTACCGTCGTCGTTGATGGAGAGAGCGTCTGAACTTCCGCACTTATTGCATGGTTGATGCGTTGCTGTGAAAGCCATGATTTTGGTATAGTTTTGTTAGCATATTTTATTCCTTTCTTATCGCACCAAGCTGCGTAGGTGGTCTTGCTACCCTTACGAATCTTGTTAGAAGCATCCATAAACACCAAGCGTATATCTAGGTGCGGATGTTGCTCTCGTATTAGTAGATGCTTCTTCCTGTCCTCCACGACCCACAACCCTTTGGCTTCAATGATGATGCCGTTGGGTAGTATGAAGTCGGGAGTGTAGGTAGCAGTCTTTGTGTACTCTAACTTGAGTGACTCGTATTGATATTCAACACCACTCTTACGCAGTTGATACGCTAATCTTTCTTCGAAGCCGGACCTAAATCCGTTCTTAGAAGTTCGCTGTGAGGGTTTCTTCCGACGTTTCTTCCGCATCAAATGCTTGGTCTAAGTTTTCACCGCCGTTTGCTATGTATCCCTCTTCTTCTGTGAATCCGAAGGACTCAGCAGCTATACCGCCTACGCCTCCGTTCTTTAATTGTATAACTTGTACGGCATTCAACTCAAAGGTCACTCCGAATCCTTGACTGGGTACAAACCAGAACTTCGGACGGAATGCTACATTGACTTCACTACCTCCCCAAACCTGTACGTCTTCTGGAAGTGGTTGTCCTTTAGCGTCATACAAAGCCATGTTTAATTCGTACTCCGTGCCGTCACGTCTTCTACCTCCAGCTTTCAACTTAGCTTTTAACATATGTCCGTCATCCACCTCGGTAAAGGGTAAGCCCTTCTGTTCAATCTTCTTACCGGGGTTAGCGTCCATCACATCCTTTAACTCCTGTTCGTACAGAGGTTTAATCTTGTTTACTATTTCCTGTTTAGCTGCTTCATCTATTACAAGGTCACAACTATACACACCGTACTCATCAAACCTTTTGTTCGGTTCATTTAAGTGGGCGTATCTAGCGATGCCGCGTGCTTTTATTATGTCGTGTTTCTTACGTGCTTTTACTGTCATATCTCGATGTATGTTTATTGGTTCTTTAAGAAAGCAGATACTTCATCTGTGTAATTGCGGAAACATCTAAGTCTCCAAGCTCCGGCACTGACGGAAGTTCTGCTTCTGGGTTTGTGTTGACTTGCTCCATACGGAACTCGGTTAGGAGATCAACGGTGAAAGTTTTAGTGTAGGTTTCTCGGACGATTCTATTCATAGCTCGGACATTACAAGCGTGTGTTACGAAACAGTCATGTATATATCCCGCATCGAAGTCAACCTCATTAGCAACTTGGTGGACAACACAAGCATCTAAGCTGTGTATAAAGTTAGCAGTCACGGCATCTTGTTGTCCCTTCGGATCAATCTCATTAGCTAGTTCTTCGGTGTGTAAAACCATATTCGTATTATCAAAGACACTTGCAACAGATACCTTCTTCGTCTTTCTGAATGATTGTATAACTTTAAATCCAGTAGGTGTAGTCCACATCAAAGGTGAATCATATCCAAGACACCGTATACTTTCCTTTAAAAACTTCATCACTTTATTGACGGGTCTGCACACCTCATCGGCTATAACATTTACAATCTTACTGATCCATAACACAGCGGTAAGCATCTCTCCTGTACTTGTCCACGGATGATTCAATCCAATACTATAAAAGATATTTTGTGAGAGCATATAACTTGATGATCCATACGGTCGGTTCATAACTGCTAACTTAGCTAGCTTACGAGAGAATCCATACTGCATCCAAGTCTGTGCGATAACACCTCCGTCTTCCTTTAATTTATCGTACACACGGTCAGCTACGTGTTGGTAAAGATCGTTACTCCTATCAGCCTCCACCAAGTTACACATACGACCAGTCTCTTTGTCACGTAGTAACAAGCTAAGTATTTGCATACCATTATTACTACAGTCTTGACGGACAGGTAAGTAAGATACATATCCGTATCCCTCCTCCGTAAACTGCTTGAACTCCAGACAGAATCGAAGGAAACAAAACGGATCACTTGCATCAGTCCACCAATCTGTACCGTGTGGATCATTCGCCGCTTCAAGTATAAACTTCTGTCGTTTACCTACCCACTCAAGTCGCTCCTCTCTTGTACCTTTTACTCCCCACATGTTAGCACCATGGATCATAACAGCTTGAAGGTCTTCTTCATCGACTATTTGTTCGCCCCTTTTAAAGTCTAACAAACTCTTAGCTAGGTCGTTGCCTTGTGGGTGTAAATAGTGAGGCAAAGCATACACTCGCCCCCGATAGTCACAACGGTAAGGAAAGTATAACTGATCCCACTTACTATATATCTTAGCCAAGTGCATGATCCGACAAGCTTGAAACCTTTTACTGTTATTGGATTGGTTAGCCGTCTTGATGTCCTTTTGTTTTAATCGCCAAGCACGTAGTTCATGCGGACAATCACCGGTGTATCTCGGTTGCTCATCTATCTCTCCGAACTGTGGAATGTTACCTACCACTCGTTTGTTTTCGTAACACTTTAGAGTAATATCTAAAATCTCTTTGTTAATTTTCCACCGCACCTTTTGTAAGTTATTAACAGCAGAGAATACATGGTCGTACGCTTTTAAGTGCGGTTCAAACCAACTGAGTGGTTTACCAGTGAAGAATGGAATAGGTGCTATATGTTTAGTTGAGTATCCACCACCTATAATACTGAACCAATCAACAGGTTCTTCATCGAGTGCCATCTTGAACGGACGACATCCTTCCATCCACTTATCAAACCGTCTTATCCAATCGGTAAAGTCTTTAGTAGGTACGACTAAGCGTTCGGGTTTGAAGGTTTTCTGTTTAGCTTTGAAGCCGACCTCCCACAATCCAGTAGCTAATCGTATCTCCTCACATAACCAAGCACCTAAGCCCACCTTTAATTTATGATCCCAAAGCGTGAAGCGTTCCTCGTTGGATTCGTACAGGTAGAACTGTTTGAGCTTCATTGCTTTACTCCTGTCGTCCAACTTTAACAGATCAAGTTTATTAGGGTGGAAGTTTTCGGTTGCTTGTTTCCACCGTGCTTCATTCTCGAAGGCTTTACCGATACGAAACGCCATGCCGGACACACTCAAGTTACGGTCTAGGTGGTCAAGGAATGTCCGCATAGCGATAACAGCTACTTCGTACGGACACATATCTAATATAAAGGTGAGGAACAATGGAGTAGTGTGTTCTGTTTGGCCTCCGAATTGTTTCATGTACTCATCGATACGCACTCCTAACTTCGGGCACATAACAGATAAGATACGCTTCGCACTTGCCGTGTTACTGGACTCACCTTCCGCTCTCAGTTTAGCTTGTTGGTTACGGTATTGTGCTCGTCCCCACTCCCTCATCCGCCAAGTTTTCCCTCGTGTGTCTTTCATTGCTCTAGATTTGATGATTGAAACCAAGAGACTGGTCGTTTCCGTGCCTTGGATGTACGATAAGCTACTAAATTACCGAACTCGTCCCGCACATAATTGCCGTTCTTATCAGTCTTGAACCCGGTTACTTGATTGTTGCCCCAAAAGTAGTGGAATCCATCGTAAATAGCTTTGTGATCGATACCGCCCCAGGCAAACGAAAGGTCAGTTATCTCGTCATTTATGTCGAAGTGTTTGTTCATGTTTTAGTATGTCGTTTTCTGCTTCCCAGAATTGTCCGTCCACATAGAACGGTCGGTTAAGTTCTTGGGTCTTCGATTTGGTGGGTGGACAGGTAGTATGCGATCTCGTCCTCACCGTCCAAGCCTTCAATCTGTTCCAAATGGTACGCTCTTTCTCTCTCTTCTTCATCTTGTAAATCATATGGGTTGTTGCTGTTTAACCAGCTGTCGTAGTTGCAGTTGTTCATAGTCCGTTAGGTAACCATAGGTTAGTGTTCATGTTATTCTTTCTCATATTCCAACGAGCAGGTACAACTTGCAGGTTAGAAGGATGATGTAAACCACCACGACTTAAAGGTACGATGTGGTCAACATGAAACTCTATTCCTAGCTTGTTTTTAATACGGGTACTGTGCTCGTAATATTGTTTAATCAGCTGTTCCTCGGTATATGTAAGGTTGGTACTAGCCTTCATTTTAATTGATCTTCGTTTTGCTTCGTGAACTTTTTTCAAAGCCCGCACTTTATTTTTATTTTCCTCTCTGTATTTTTTTCTAGAGATAAATAAGTGTTCCTCATTCTTTGCCTCCCAACTCTTTCTTTTAACTCTTATTATTTCTTTATTGCGTTTCTCCCACTCCCTTCGCTTTCTTCGCCCTTGCTCACTCTGTGAATAGGATTTATCGTAAGCTCTTTTATGGTCTATATTTTTATCTAGCCACTTTTTATCGTAAGCTCTTTTATGGTCTATATTTTTATCCAGCCACTTTTTATGTATTACTTTATGCAATTCTTTGTTCTCCTTCTGCCAGTCTTGGTTATATTTTATCTTTTTCTGTAAAGTTTTATAATCAGCCCAACGCTCTGGGTTTTTTCCCTTTCTATTTG